CAATATAAATCTTGTAAAAAAGATTATATGTGGATGTGTAGAAACACATGAAATATGAAGTGTATGTAACTTTAAGAAATGGTATTCTTGATAAAGCAGGTAATGCTGTTACCAAAGTCTTGAATGATAGATATGGTGGAGTAGAATCTGTTCGCATTGGTAAGATTATTCATATTGAATGTAATGAAAAAGATATTGAGAAGATTGCCAAAGAAGTTACAAATGAGGTAATGGAAGATTATGAAATAAAGACGTGTAGCTCAATTGGTTAGAGCCATTCGCTCATAACGGATCGGTTGGGGGTTCAAGTCCCTCCACGTCTACCAAAAGGATCTAAGTTTGTAAAATTATAAACCCCTGTAATGGCCACGTCTTCTAAACGATAGGTGCATAATTGGATAATGTAGGTTCGAGTCCTACCAGGGGTGCATAAGTCTCCAGTAAGTATAAATAGGCAATATGTAGTAAGACCTGTTTATATGAACTGGAGACTAAAATGTATTATACTGTCTACTTAATAACTAATAAGAAAAATGGAAGATGTTATATCGGAAAACATCAAACCAAAGATTTAGATGATGGTTACATGGGTTCTGGAAAGCTAATTATAGCAGCAATTGAAAAATATGGATTAGAACAATTCGAAAAAAAGATTCTTTATGTATTTGAAACTGAAGAAAAAATGAATGCCAAAGAGAAAGAATTAGTGACAGAAGAATTTTGTAAATCCGATGTATCTTATAATCTTTGTCCAGGTGGTCATGGTGGTTTTGGTTATATTAGAAGTCATCCAAAATTTAAAGAATGGCAATTAAAAGCAGCAACAAAAAGTGGTGAAATAGCAAAAAAAAGATGGGAATCTGGGAATTTAAGTTCTGGTCAATGGTGGTTTACTGATGAGGGTATTTTAAAAAGATGTGAACTTTCACTCAAAAAATTAAGGGAAAAATATAAAAATAGAAAATGGACATTTAGTGATAAAAAACATTCAGAAGAAACTAAAATAAAAATTGGATTAGCAAATTCTAAAAGACAATCTGGAAAAGGAAATTCCCAATATGGGACCATGTGGATAACTAATGGTTCCGAAAATAAGAAGATCAAAAAGATTGACAAGATACCAGAGGGATGGTATAAAGGCAGAACGGTTTAATATAGGATAAGTTAAATGACAACATTTCTGATTATATATTCAATAATTGCATTAGTAACAACAGTATCATTGTTGTGTATTTTTACAGTTCATAATGGTTTATTTGTAACAACAAGAAACGATGTTGTTAAAATTCAATTGTGGGCTTGTGTTGGTCTTATTTTAATAGGAATATTTTGGCCAGTGTTTGCTATTCTTGTGTTCATTGGTTGGATTATGGATATGAAATGCCCTTTCTTATAGAATTGATTGCATAATATTCCAGTGAGATGCCAACATTTCATTATTATTATCTAGGGAATTTTGAAGATGATGGATGGTATAGTTACAAATCGTAGATATAAACAATTACTTTTACCAAACCCATTTGAAGTAGAATACAAAAATGAAATTGTTGAGGGTAAAAAACACGTTGTTGGATATATGAGTTGTAAAGAATGTGGTAGATATTTTGGTAAATCTTTATCAATAGATGAGATGAAAGATTGTCATAATAATTGTATGGTCATAAAATCATTAACTATATCTGCTTGACATTTCCTTATAAAAATGTTATATATAGTATGTCAGTGAGTTACTGACATATTTTCTTGCTTAAACAAAGGAGAAACAAATGACTAAAAACGATCCACTATTTAAAGCTTTCACAGTTGGTTTTGATGAGATGTTTAATCGTGTTCAAAGTTTGAACACAGATTATTCAAAAGCAATGTATTCATTCCCTCCCTATAATATTGTTAAGTTAGACGAAAACAAATATAGGGTTGAAGTGGCAGTTGCTGGTTTCTGTAAAAATGAACTGGAAGTTGAAGTGAAGGAAAATACTCTAGTTCTTTCTGGTAAATCTAAGACTGATGAATCAGAAAATTTTGTCCATAAGGGTATTGCCAATCGTGCATTCAAACGATCTTTTGAACTTGCTGATACTGTAGAGGTTCAAAGTTCGGAATTAACTAATGGTATGTTGAAGGTATTTTTAGAAAACATTATTCCAGAAAGTCGTAAACCTAAAAAGGTTGATATTACTGAACCTGTTCCTGAAAAGGAATAGATATATTCTATAAATAGTTAATAGTGAAGAACCTTATTGCCTTTGTGATAAGGTTCTTTTTTTATCAAACGAAAGGTATTAATATGTCTGTTATCAAAGAAGGATGGAAGTGTCCTGTTTGTAAGAAAGTATTTGCACCAACACAGAAAATGTGTAAAAAATGTTCCAAGGTAGAATCTACAAATAATCCTGGAGATTCTAAAATATTTCTACAAGATTAGTATTGACAAAAGGAATAAAGTAATGTATGATGATGAAATAAAGTTAACAAACTTAAAAATAGTCCCTGAAGAAACCATCATACAATGTGCAAAAGATCTTTCCAATGAAAAAAGAAATACTTTTGAGGATTTGCTAGATGAAGCATATTATTTTAGGATGGTAGGACTTTCACCAGTTTTTATTACTACATCTAATATGAAGAATTTATTTGTAACTTCTAAAGAAAAACTTAGAAAAGAATATCACTAGAAAGATCTAAATGTCTAAATTCTATACGAATGTTTTCTCTCGGGGGAACAAGGTTTACGTTCGTGGATATGAGAACGGTAAAGCATTTCAAAAATATGAATATTATAAACCATATTTGTTTGTTGATGACAAGGATGGTAACTATAAAACTGTAGATAAAAAACCAGCTTCAAAGATAATGTTTAACAGCATTTCTGAAGCAAGAGAATTTGTCACCAAATATAAAGATATACAAAATTTCAACTATTACGGGTTGGAGAATTTTCAGTATTTGTATATCTATGATAATTATTCTGGTGATGTGCAATATGATCCATCAAAGATGTCTGTTGTATCTCTTGATATTGAATGTATTGCTGATCAAGGATTTCCAGATATACAACTAGCAGATAAAGAAATAACTGCCATCACCATCAGAAAGAATAAATTGAATTTGGTGTTTGGGTGTGGTGAGTTTGTAACTGATGATCCCAACACAAAATACTTTAGATGTAAAGATGAGAAAGAACTTCTTTATAAGTTTGTTGATATTTGGAATCGTCCTTTTATCAAACCAGATATTATCACTGGTTGGAACATAGAGTTTTTTGATATTCCATATCTAGTAAACCGTATTCGTAATATTTGTGGTGAAGACCTTGCAAGAAATTTGTCTCCTTGGAGAATGATTAATGAAGGTAAGGTTCATTACAAAGGCAAAGAGAATCAGAATTTTGTTCTGATGGGAATATCAACACTTGATTATTACCAGTTATATCGTAAGTTTACTTTTGGTAATCAAGAGAGTTATAAACTTGACTATATTGCATCAGTAGAACTTGGTGAGAAGAAAATTGATTATTCTGAATATGGTTCTTTGTTAGAATTGTATAAGAATAACTTCCAAAAGTTTATTGAATACAATATTCACGATGTTGTTCTTGTTGATAGATTGGAAGAAAAACTTAAGTTTATTGAACAAGTAATGGCACTTGCATATGATGCAAAAGTAAACTTTGTTGATACTCTTACAACAGTTCGTCCTTGGGATGTTATTATTCACAACTACCTATTGGATAGAAAAACAGTTGTACCTAAACTTGTTATAAAAGATAATAATGAAAGTTTGGTTGGTGGTTTTGTGAAAGATCCAAAAGTTGGTATGAGTGAATGGGTTGTATCTTTTGATTTAAATTCGCTCTATCCACATTTGATTATGCAGTATAATATTTCACCAGAGAAGTTTGTGAAGAAAGTTCCTATGTGGCATAACACAGATGAACTTATTTCAAAGAAACCAATTGATTATGAACCTGGATATATCTATTCAGGTAATGGTTGTGTTTATAAAAATGATTATCAAGGATTTCTTCCTGCATTGATGGAAAAAATGTATAATGATAGATCTGAATATAAAAAGAAAATGATTGAACTAAAGAAAAAGTTTGAGGAAACAAAAGATGCTGCAACTGGTATGCAAATTGCCAAATATCATAATATGCAAATGGCAAAAAAGATTCAGTTAAACTCTGCTTACGGTGCATTAGGAAATAAATATTTTCGTTGGTTTAATTTTGATCTAGCAGAATCTATTACTAAGTCTGGACAACTTTCTATTCGTTGGATTGAAAAACGAATGAATGAGTTTATGAATAAAATGTTAAAGACTGATAATGTTGACTATGTTATAGCATCTGATACAGACTCAATCTATATTGAAATGAAAGAACTTGTAAAACGAATTGATGTAAATGATGATGTCAAGATTGTGTCAGCAATAGATCAATTTTGTGAGCAGAAGATTCAACCATATCTTGACAAATGTTATCAAGAACTTGCTGATTATATGAATGTATATCAGCAGAAGATGTTTATGAAACGTGAAACTATTGCTAATAAAGGCATTTGGAAAGCAAAGAAGATGTATATTCTAAATGCTTGGAATGTTGAAGGTGTTCAATATGATTCACCTAAGTTAAAAATGCAGGGTATTGAAGCAGTTCGTTCATCAACACCACAGGTTTGTAGAGAATATATTCGCAAAGCACTTGAGATTATTATGAATGAAAGCGAAATATCTTTACAAAACTATATCTCACAAATAAGAGAAGAGTATAAAAATCTTCCATTTGACGATATTGCTTTTCCTCGTGGAGCAAATAATGTTGACAAATATTATGATAGAAGTAACATATATGTGAAAGGAACACCCATTCACATTAAAGCATCTTTGTTGTATAATAATTTGCTGAAAAAGTATGGATTGAGAAATCTACAACCAATAATGAGTGGTGATAAAATTAAGTATTGTTATTTAAAACTACCAAATAAAATACAAGACACCGTAATTTCTAACCTAGATAGTTTGCCTGATGAATTGGGATTGAACCAATATATTGATTATGAAAAACAGTTCGATAAATCTTTCATAGAACCACTAAAATCTATTACAAGTATTATTAGGTGGGATTATGAGAAGAAATTAACATTGGAGGATTTTTTTAATGTCTGATGAAGATATCTATGATTTCGGTTTCAGTTTAATGTCTGAGGATGAAATCAAAATAGAAGAAGAGAAACTTAAAAAAGTAGTTGAGAATGAATCGCATAAACTGAATAAAGTAAGAGAAATGATTATGCCGCTTCTCAAAAATTTAATGAAAGAACCACAAAAGGAATATATTTATTGGCCTGATAGAAAAGAAAGAGTAGAACTTTTTATAAAAGAATTAGATAAGTTTATAGATTCACATTGACTGGAGAAAGATATGAGTTTAAAAGA